GTGCAGAGTCGGCCTAGCCGTAACTAACAAGTTATGGAGTTTCCTCAAATTTTGGGGAAAGAAAGATCTCCCAGATGGGGTCTTTAGTCAGAATTCTGACTATAAATCTGCAACGGATTATATCCCTTTGGATATGATTGAAGCCATTTGGGGTTCATTTACTAGCTTCTTGCCGGTAGACCACCCGTTCCGGGTGTACGTAGCCCTGCTATGGGCTCCAAGAAAGCTCTTGGTTTCCGGGAAACAGTACCCGGGTATTGGCGATTGCGAATTGGACCACGTTTGTGGTTCTTTCATGGGAGAACCCATGAGCTACATGACTCTCATGCTGATGAATGTATTAGTGGAATACATAGGCTTCGTATATTACGAAACAAAGGCACCATTGTGGTCGCCTCTCCCGGAATTTTACGGGTTTGCCAATATGGACCATTTCGTCGTAGTAGGCGACGACAAGATTGCAATTCGCACATCTAAAGAAATGGCAGAAATTTCTCGGAAGATCAGTATTGGTCTAGGCTTTGTCATGTCTGACAAAGACGGCGACTCCCGCCGTTTAATCCTATTATGTGAGGATCACGTCCTTATAACAAAGGATGATACCAAGAATGTTTTGGTATATGTTGACGCTATTAAGGGTCGATTGCTTACGAATGTGAGCAGAGGGCACGCTGATAACCGTGCAAGTATTTTCGGCAAAGGCCGAATGCTAGCAAATCAACTAGCATATATGGACGAAGGCCCAAAATTACATGTACTCACATGTTATGCAAACTTATTTGTTCGCAAATACGGCAAGAAATTCTTGCAAGCACAGGTACCATGGTTCCTGCCGCCCAACTGTGGCGGAATTGGTCTCGATATCGGGACTATCCCAAAGTGGGGTAACAAGTACATCAATTATGTACTTTTAATACTTGATATTAAGGACCGCGCTCTGCGGTACAAGGCCCTCTGGGACCTTCGTGCCTTATCGGTACGCCACGCCCATGGTGCGGAACCGAGCAAAGATGCTCGGGATATGGCGGCAAAGTGCCTCCAAACATTGAGAGAAGATCTTGATGATCCCTTTGATACCCCTGGGGTTATATTCTCTACTAAGAGAATTTATTCCGAAATGGAAAAACAAGGCTATATTATGGCGCCTTGGGAATCATATTATTCCTTTGATTCTATAGAGAATTTCGCTGGGTCACTTGGGCTCAGGCCGATTACAAAAGTGATCGATCAATTCGAGCGAATTGATACATTCCAGAAAATGCTGGAAGGTCCTATTAAAGTTAAAAGGAAAAGCCTACATTCGTGGGTTAAACGCGCAGATCGCGTGTTTAGCAAGCTAAACTTGCAAAACGAGGAGATGTCCCCTC